GCACACGTGCGCGGACGCCCTCGTGGAGGTCTTCGCGAAGTACGCGGCGATCTGCTCGGCCGTCGCGGCACCCTCCGGCGCCTCCATCGTGTGGATCACGATGACCTCGACCGCCGACGCCCGGCCGGCGTACTTGTTGGGGCTCGCGATGGTCTGCATGCCCTCACGGTGCGGGTGGGGGTGTCACACCCCGCGCTGGCGTTGGCGCAGCGGCCACGAGCCGGTGGCGCCGCCGTTCTGCCGTTGCCGCAGCGGCCAGGAGTCCGTTCCCGTGAGGGACTGGCGCTGACGGAGCCGCCACACGCCCTTCGAGCCGTACAGCCACCGGAAGCGCTTTAGCGCACGCACCTCGAACCCGACGGTCACGGTGGTGGCGCGAGAGCTGTAGGTGAGGCCGTGCGGGGGTGTGTCGGGGGCTGGGCCGGCGTGCAGGAAGGGGTCGGGGAACGTGGTCAGGAGCATCCGCTCGAACACGAGCTCGGTGGAGTAGCCGAAGTCGGTCTCGTCCCCGACGGTGAGGTGCCCAGCCTGATCCCACGACGTCGCGGACGCCCGCGGCAGGACCGCTCCCGCGAGCCACGGCGGGCCGATCGGGTTCGTCACGGGGGTCGGGCCGAGGACGATCGTCGAGTCGACCCGGTGGGTCTCCCAACCGGTGCGGCGCAGTGTTCCGGTGACGTGCATGCCGACCTCGACGTCGTCGCCCTCCCCGGGCTCCACCTCGAACCCCACCACCCCCTCGGGGAACGCGCCGGGGTCGAAGCCGGTGTCGGCGTCCGCGGTGACGTTGTGCACGAGGGTGCTCGCCGCCAGCCCACCCCACCCGGAGTCCTCCGGGGCGACGACCTCGGGGTCGGCCCACTCGACGAACGACGTGCCCACCTGCGTGACCGTCACGCCGGTCTCCGTGTAGTACCCGGAGTCGATCTCCCCGAACGTCACGGGGACGTCCGCCCAGTCGAACCACCGCGCACCAGGAACCGACGCGACCGCCACGGTGTCGAACGTCGCCCCCACCACCCGGGGTGCGGGGGGGTCGAGCCACGGACCGGGGGAGGGCATCAGTCAGCCCCGGGCCAGAACCGGCCCTCGATGTAGCACGACCCCGACGCGATCTCCGCGACCCACAGCCACGGTGCCTGCGTGGACGCGTAGTCCCACGACGCGTCGTCGAGCATGCGCCCGGTGAGCGGTGAAGCGTCCTCCCCGTCGGGATCGGAGTACTCGCCGGGGTAGTACCCCGCCGGCTGGTTCGCCCACCCCCACGACATGAGAAGCCCGGCTGCATCGAGCTCGTCTGCTGCTTCGGACCAGGGGTTGTCCTCGGCCGTGAGCGGGTTCCCGACCAGACCGAGCAGCGCAGCAGCGGTGATCGGCCGATCGAACACCGCCAGGCTGAACGCCCGCGGCGACGCGGACGTCGTCATCTCGGTTCGGACGATCGACCCGTACGAGCCGGCGGGGATGCGGATGACCGTCCAGAGGTTCGAGAACAGCGCGTGCCGTGGGATGTGACCTGCGGGGGACTCCGCGTCGAAGGTCGCTCGGGCGTCCGTGACGGACCCCTTCGACAGCCGCTTCACGACGGCCTTCGCCGGGTCCGTGGCGTTGCGTTCGCGGTCGCGGATCGCGTCCAACGTCGGGTAGTCCCGGGCGTTCGTGTCCACGGTGACCGTGACGCTCTCCTCGGAGAAGTCCACGGCCGCGGCGTGCACCATGAGCTCCTGCCCGCGGAAGCCGCGGATCTTCCCGTTGAGGCCCTCCTGGATCTCGAACCGGGAGACTTCCTGCGGGTCGACGTCGAGGAACGTGACGGTGCCGGTCCAGCCCGGATCCGAGTCGCGGGCGAGGATCTCGCCGGCGGCGCGCACACCCTCGGCCTTCGCGACGCCCTGCCCGAAGTCGATCTTGTCCTCGACGCGCAGGACGTTCGGGTCGTAGTCCGGGTTCGGCCCCAGGTCGGCTCCTTCCGGGCCGTAGGACCGCGGCATGATCGACGGCGAGTAGGCCAGCGGCATGTAGAAGCAGTCGAGGGTGCCGGTGTTCGACCCGGTACCGAACGTGGCGGCCCACGTCTGCGGGCCGACGATCCCGTCACGCTGGATTCCAGCGGCGGTCTGCACCTCCATGGCCCGGACCCGGTCGGTCTGCGTGAAGCGCCCGGTGGCGGGGAGGCCGACCTGCGCCTGCCACGCCGAGACCCCGGCCCCCGTGTCGGTCATCGCGTCCGTCGTCCCCACACGGATCGTCTTCGACGGGTTCGTGTTCGGGTACGGCGGGGTGTCATCCGGGCGCCAGTTCGGGTACATGGCGTTACGCCACCGGCCGCCGTCAGTCCCGATGCCCTCCCCGTAGATCGCGTTCGGTGCCTGCGACCAGTCCTGCGCGAGGTCGATCTGCACGCCTCGCTGGCCGTTGTGCACCGTCCACTGCACCGTGCTGGTGTCCTTCTGCACGAGCAGAGGGGACCGGACGTCGCACCGTACGGTCCACTGCCGGCCACCGGTCACCGCGGTCGCGAGGAGCTGCTGCACGTACCCGGTGACCCGGGGCTCCCACCCTCCGGACACCGAGGTCATGCAGCCAGTGACGACGGGTGCGACGTCGGTGTGGCGCTTGGAGACCGCGGAGTTCAGGACGTCCGCGATGACTTCGCCGATGTCCCGCGGGGCGGTGAGGAATGACGGCTGCCGGAGCTGCAGGTCGTCCACGAGGACGACGCCGGTGGCGTCGATCGTGAAGACCCCGTCGTCCTCGGAGTGCCCGAACGACACCACGGCGCCAGCGAACCGGTGAAGCACCCCACCTGCGGTGCGGGCGAGGCGGATGTCGACCGAGGCGCCGGGAACGCACCAGACGGGCAGGACGTGGAACGCGGTGATCTGCGGGAAGCGCAGCGTCGCGGACGACGACCCGAACGGTTCGGTGCGCGACCATGACGGGAACTCCATCGGCACGTCGAGGTAGTAGGTGACGTCCACGCCCTCGACCACCACCTGCAGCCGCGCGTAGTTCGCGTCGACCTCCGCGCTGGTGGTCCAGTCCTGCGGCCACGCCTTCGCGTTCAGCGTCGGGGCGGGCATGACCTCCGAGTGCCGCCGGATCATCGCCGCGGGCACACCAGCGGGCGGGTCCTGGGGCTCAGGGGGCGGTGGAGGGGCGGCCGACCCGCCAGGGGGGACGACCGGCGGCGCGGGCGGGTCGAACACTTCCGGCCCGGACAGGGTCGCGGTCCCGGTGATGTCCCACGTGCCGGCGGCGGTGATGCCCGGGGCCGACGTGTACTGCGCGACGAGGTCGGCCATGTCGTCGGTGAGGGTGGAGGGGATCTCGTCGACCTGGATGAGCCGGTGCAGGTGGTAGGCCGCGCTCTGCCCCATGACGGCGAGGGAGTCCGCGGTCCCGGACCACGGGGTCGCACCGGTGGACGCCTCTGCGCCGTCGAGGTACGTCGTCCACCCGTCGCTGTCGACCGCGAGGGTCCACACGTGCACCTCACCGACCGGGGCACCGGTGGTGTCGAGGTGAGTCGACCCGTCATCGAGCGACCACGTCACCCCGACCCCGGACCCGGACTGCACGGCCCTCGCCTGCAGAGGCCCCCAGTCGAGGTTCGGCGCGGTCCACGGGGACGACGGTGCAGTCTCGATCGACACCACGAGGTGAACGGTCAGCGCAGTGGTCGGAAGTGCCGGGGGTGGGCCGAGCACGGTGAAGATCCCGTCCGACTCGAACCGAACCGCGTCGGCGTCGTAGGTCGCCGCACCGGAGACCAGGGCCAGCGGCCCGAGGGTGGTGACGGGGTCGCCGTCGGCCAGGCCGAGGGTCGACGGGTCGAGGTCGAGCATCAGCCGATCCCGAACGTCAGCGCACCGACGGCGATGGTGAGCTCCTGCCCGTCGGTCGTCGTGACCGGGGACGCGAGGTCGGCGGACACGATCAGGGACCCCGCGGCGGCGTCGAACAGCCCGACCCCGGCGATGACCCACCCGGCCTCGGCGACACCCCCGTCGATCGGGGCGATGTTCGCGACCCCGTCCCCGGACGGACCGAAGACCGCGTGCGTGACGTACAGGCCGGTCATCGCGATCAGGTCCCCGTCAGCGTCCAGCCACCCCGTCCACAGTCGTGCGGGGATGAGCTGGGACCGGTTCGGGCCCAGGACCGCCTGCACGGCACGCGACCGCCACGTCGGGCCGATCATCACATCACCACCGGCATCGTGAGGGTGTACTCCTGCATCGACTCCATCGCCCGGTGCTTGTCGATCACGTCCCCCGAGGCAGGGACCACGTCCGCGGGCTCACAGGTCACCGTCTCGACATGACCCTCGATCTCGACCGTGACCTGGTACGCCATGGGTGCGGTCGCGGCCATGAGCTCCTGGACCCGGTTCTGCACGGCCACCCACGTGGCGCCAGTGCACCGCACCTGGGCCGTCAGTACCCGGGCGTCGAGGACAGCGCCGACCAAGGCACGGCCGTGCTGGTACTTCCCCTCCACGGTCGTGCGACGCCACGTGCGCCCGTTGAAGCCGACGCCGATGAGCTCGAACGGGGCGTCGTCGATCACGAGGTCGGCGCCGGTGCGGGCGATCGTGACCCGTGCGTCCAGGTCAGCCATCACACCTCCCGGTAGTCGACCCTGATCATGCGGGGTGCCGTATCACCCGCGACGACCCGCCAGCGCGAGCCCCGCACGGCGCCGGTTCGCCCACGGTCGGACACCCTCGGCGGACCCGAAGTAGTTCGGGCCGGTGAAGGTCATCGGGTCGTGGCGCTCGTTCGTGACGGCGTACGGCACGGTGATGACGTTCGGCTGGGAGTAGCCGGGGATCCCACCGCCGGCGAACCCACCGAGGTAGGCGCCCATCGCCGCGCGGACCGCCGAGACGCCACCGGAGCGGGCGAGGGCGTTCATGCGGTGCACCCAGTCCGGACCGACGCCGCGCGTGAACTCCGGTCGCATGACGGCCTCGCCGCCGGAGATCCCGATGTACCCGATGTCCCGTCCCGGGGTGTACCCGGGGTAGATCCCGCCGTTCGCCATCCCGACCTGGTTCCCGGAGCCGGTCCACACGGACCCGTCCACGCGCACCACGGGCTTCGCCGAGTCGAACCCGGCCTGGATGCCCTGGGCCAGCGTGATACCGAACTCCTCGGCGATCCGCCGGATCTCGTCGACGTCGAGCCCGAGCTTCGCCGCGATGTCCTCGGGCGTCGAGCCGTCCCACGCCATCGAGGAGATGTCGAGGGCAGCGGACAGGTCCTTCGCCATCTCGTCCGTGGCGGAGTTCGTCGCGAGCGACGTGAGTCGCGACTGCTCCACCACGCGTGCCTGGATCTCCGCGAGCTGCGCCTCGGCGTCGTTGACCATCTGGATCAGCGCACCGGAGTTGTCGTTCACCATCTGCTGGACGATCGGTCCCGCCTGCTCGGGGCCCTCCTGCAGCAGCTTCGCGACCAGCGACGGGTCCAGCCCCATGCGCACCGCGGTGTCGAGGTTCGTCGAGAACGCCGAGGACATCTCGATCGCGTTCCGGTAGAAGGCCTCGAGGGTGCCCTCGGCCTTCTTCTCCTGCGCCTCGGCGAGCGCGGCCTCGGCGTCGGCGACGGACTTGCGTGCGTTCTTCAGTTCGGTCGTCTCGGACTTCGCGTCCTTCTCGACGTCGTTGAGCCGCTCCCGCGCGTCTGCGAGCCGTTCCAGGGCGTCCTTCTCTTCCTGGACGCCGATGTCGGGCTGCCAGGTCCCCAGAACGTCCGTCGCGCCGGCGAACGCGGACTTCACCTTGTCAGCGGTGGCCTGGATCGCGTCCGCGAGGGCCTGCTGGTCCTCGATCGACATCTGCCAGTCGTCGGACATCGCCGACGCGGAGATCCCGGTCTGCTTCTCGATGTCCTGGATGTAGGCGACGAGCTGGTCGCGTCCGGCCTTCGCGTCGGCCTCGTCGGTGAAGGCGGTGAGATCGACGCCCTGGGCCTCCTGCAGGCGTCGGAGCTCGTCCACGGAGAGGCCCGTGGCGTCGCGGAGCTTGATCAGGTTCAGGGTGGTGTTCGCACTCTTGGTCTGCAGCTCGACGAGCGCGTTGTTTGTCTCCTCGATCTGCTTGTTGGTGTCGTACGCCTCCCATGGGGAGTTCACGTGTCCGTCGTTGACGTTCAGACGCACGTCGCCGAGCGCGGTCTGCAGCTCCTTGAGACGCTCGATGCCTTCCTCGACCGAGGCGTCGTTCAGAGTGTCGACGCCCGATGTGATGTTGGAGATGCTCTCGCGGACGTTGTTCGCTCCGTCGGTCGCCGCATAGACGATCGCCATGAGCCCAGCCGAGAGCGCGGCCGTGGCGAGTCCGGAAGCGAGGAACGCCGACCCGGCGCCGCGGACCGTGCCCGCGGCGAGAGACATCGCCGAGCGGAACCGGCTGACGTTGCCGACGGCCGCGCCGTTGAACACGGCGTTGGAGTTCATCGTGATCTGCTGCATGGTCACGGCCTGGTTCAGCGCGGACATGCTGGTCAGGACCCGACCCTGCACCGTGGTCCCGAACGTGCGGAGCCCGGCGACGACCTGGGTGATGGACGGCAGGAACCGGGACGCCCACAGCGCAGCCACCGTCACCACCAGGGCGGGGTGCTCCGCGAGGAAGCCGGTGATCGCTTCGAGGCTCTCGCCGAGGACGCTCAAACCTGCGAGGGTCGCACCGCCGACCATCTTCGCCAGAGCCTCCGCCACAGGGCTCGTGGCGTCGTAGATCGCCCCGAGGATCTCCGCGACGTTCACCCCCGCCTGGTACAGAGTGTCGAGCATCGGCTGCACCACCGACAGGCCTCGCTCGAGCGCCGGCACAGCGTCCTCGGCGAGGTCCTGCACCGCCCCAAGGACGTCGTTCACAGCGGGCAGGACCTTCTGCCCCAGACCGATGACACCGGCCTGCAGGGTGTTCGTCAGGACCGTCCACTGCGCGGCGGTGGACTTCATCTGCTCGTCGAGGGTCGACTGGGTGGCACCGAGGCGTGCGGTCTCGTCGCCGATCTCGGCCTGCACCCGGGCGTACGTCTGCCCCTCGTCGGTCGCCAGGGCGAAGGCGGCCCGGGCGGCCCGGACCTCGGGGAACAGCTTGAGGTACTCCTCCGCGGACCCGCCGGTGGCCTTGCGGAGGTCCTCCATGACCCCGTACAGGCCCTCGGTCTGCAGCGCGGTCAGCCCGGACTCGTACCCGAGGGTCTGGTACACCCCGGCGAGGGACTCTGACGGGTCGATCAGGGCCTGGATGACCCGGTTCAGGGACGTCCCGGACTCCGCCGCGGACAGGCCGGTGAGGGTCATGGTCGCGATCGCGGACCCGACGTCGTCGATCGGGACGCGTGCGGCGGACGCCATGCCGACGACGTCGCCGATGACGCCGGTGAGGTCGGAGAACTGCAGGACACCGAGGTTGACGGTCTGGAAGAGGATGTCCGAGACGTCGGACGCCGACGACGCCGAGAGGCCGTATGCGTTCAGGACGGCGGTGATCGCGGTTACGGAGTCCGACGTGGTCGCGAGGCCCGCGGACGCGGCCCGGGCGGACGCGTCGAGGACCGTCAGCCCCTCGGCACCGTCGAACCCGGACGACGCGATGTCGTACAGGCCCTCGGCGAGGTCGTTCGCACCCGTCGGGAGCTCGGATGCGAGCTTGAGGACCTCCCCGGACATCGAGCTCAGCCCGGCGGCGGACTCGTGCAGCAGGGAGTTGACGTTCCGCATCCGCTGGTCGAACCCGGCCGCGGCGATCCCCGCCGCGGTGAGCCCGGTGACCATCGCGAGCACGCCCGCCACAGCGATGGCGGTGGCGGCCTTCCACGCCGTCGACCACCGCGACGCACTGCTGGTGGTCGTGCGCTCCCACGCCTGGATGTCCGACGCCGAGCGAGCGAGGGACCGGGTCAGGGACGTCGCGTCACCGCGGATCGCGACACCGATCGTCCGGACCCCGCCGGCGGCCACCTGCGTGAAGCTCATCGGGTCTCCTCGAGGTAGACGTGCACGAACGGCCGCTCAGGCTCCGGGATCGCGGCAGTGGCTTCGGCCTTGGCCTGGCAGTGCATGCACCGCCGGTACTTCACCTCGGCCGCGGCGGGGTTCTGCATTGCGTCGGAGGGGACGCCGCAGCCGGGGCACACGTCGGCGGAGAGCTGCATCTCGGCCATCGCGAGGTCCTGGTCGTCCGGCGGGAACGCGAGGAACGCCGAGTGCGACACCCCGACCCGCGACGCGGCCCGGACCTCCATGAGCCGGCGGGGGTTGCGGCGCAGGAGCCGCACCGCCCACTCGATCGACCCCGGGTAGGCGACCCGCAGGCACGCCCCGAGGAGCTCCTCCGCGGCGTCCGCGGTGGACTCGTCCCACCAGGACGACACCTCAGCCAGCGGCCGTTCGGTACATGCCGCTATGAGCGCCGGCGGGAACGCGTCCTCGTTCCACTGGTCCTCCCCGTCCCGGGGAGGGTGCTTGTCGAGCAGAGCCGTCCACTGGGTGCGGGTCAGCCCCCGCACGGTCACGTCGTGCGGGGTGCCGTCCGGCGCCCAGTACCTCACCGGCGAGCCAGCGGGTCAGGGCGGGCCTGCATCTGCGCGAGCAGCGCGGTCTGGAAGAGCTGGTTCAGCTCGGCATCGGACCACTCGGCGGAGTCGAACATCTCCGCGACCTCCGCCTCCGTGCGCGCCGGCGACACGAGGGCCTTCGCGACCAGCACAGGGGCGATGGACGCGAAGCAGTACGGGGCGTCACCCGTGGCGCCCTCGGCCTGCCACGCCTCGGTGTCCTCCTCGGTCGGCGGGTTCTCGGCGACGAGCGCCCGCCACGCCTTGCGGCCCAGCGACCGGAACGTCCACTTCTCCCGGGCGGCCCGGTACTCCTTCTCCGCCGCGTCCCGGGCTTCGACCAGGTCGGCGACCTCGTCCTTGTCGCCCTCCATCAGGTTCGCGAGAGCGGCCCGCAGCTCGTCCTCGTTCGCGGTCACCGGCATGGACGCGCGGACGGCGGCGGCACGGCGCGGGAACGAGTCCGCCAGGTGCTTCTGCGCCTTCGTGAGGTCCGCGACGGCGTCCTCGTAGGCGTCGGCAAGCTCGGAGACGTTCACGACCCACGTGCTGGTCGTGCGGGCGGTCTTGACGAGGTGGTCCTGCGGCTTGCGAGGCACGGGGTTCCTTCCAGATGGGGTGATGCCCCCACCCCCACGGCGGGGAGCAGGGGCATCACCAGGGGCGGTCAGGACGCCTTGACCGTGCCCCGGAACAGCGGGGTCGAGGGCGTCAGGTTGAGGTTCGTCATCGCCGCGGTCGCGCCGAGGTCCCAGTTGGGCTCCTGGTCGTCGACCTTCAGACCGATGAAGAACACCGGCGTCGCGGCAGCGAGGACCTGCGCGGTGCGGCACAGCAGCAGCCACCCCGTGGAGTCCTCCGCCGCGGCGGTGAGGATCGCGATGCGCTCGAGAGCGTCAGCGTCGGTCCCGTTGCCGTCGTCCTCGGGGATCGTGATGGACACCGACTGGAACGTCTCGGGGCCGGCGATCTGCTGCTCGACCCGGTGCTTCATGACCGGGACGTTGATCGGGTTGCGCTGGCGCGCGAGCCCGGAGATCGCGTTGAACGCGCCGGAGAACGCCTGCCCGGCGCTGACCTCGGCGAGCGTGGGGCCGCCGCCGCTGACGCCGTCGGCGATGGTCGGCAGCCACCAGGCGCCGCCCTTGCCGCGGAGCATGTACAGACCCATG